CCTCCGGTCCCCCCGCCTCCGGTCACTCCGCCTCCGGTCACTCCGCCTCCGGTCGCCCCGACCCCACGGACCCCGGCCCATGCCCCACTTCCTACCGACCCAGCTTCGCCAAGAACCCCCCCGAAAGAAATAGAAGGCGCTAAAATTGGCAAAGCATACAACTGGGAAAGCATCTTTAGAGATGCTATGCAGGAAAAAGGTTACATAAACCCCTACGCTGCCTACGAATCTTACGCAAAGGGCGGTACGGTTGAAGACTTGATGAAAATCTTAAGGAAGAAATAAATGTCTGAAATTGTAGTTAACGACGATGATGGTAACCCTATGGTTATTGGGTACACCGAAGACGATCCGCGTAATGATAATTATGTAGACCCCAATGACCGGTGGAATAACCAAGATACCCTCCAAGACCCTAATTTTTATGGGGGCGGGAGTGACGCGCTTTGGGGGGGTGTCCCCACGACTGTCGGGGAAAACAAAGTCTACACCTACGACGATGGCAGTACATTAACTGTTGACGCCAACGGAAACCCCGTAAGTTCAACCAATGCCACTGACGGTACTGGGGGGATAGCGCGTGGCGCGACGGAAAAAGCAGCGAACACCAGATTTGGCAAAGCGGCGGTAGACCGATTTAAAGGCATTCCGGGTGTAACGGATGGCGAGGGAAACGTAAATTGGAAAACGTTGTTTGGTGTCGGGGGTGGCCTTGCAGCACTTTTGGCGCAGAAATTGGGTTCGGGGACCACGCCACCTGTTGGGTACACCGAAAAAGTTCCTTTGCAAACCCAGATGCGTCAGCAAGTGCCGGGGACTTACGATCCTAGCCGAGTACCCGGAAGTGGCGGGCAGAACTATTTTACCAAAACCCAGTACCTATCGGATACAGGTGTAGCTGCTGACGACATCGCTGCATACAACGACGCTAAAGCAACCGCTACTAAAGAAGCTGCGGGTATAGCCGCGCTAAATGCCGCCAACCCTGCGCAGCAAAAAAACACTGGCATAACATACGCGCCGCTTGCCCCAGCCCCAGCCGCTGCTGTAGCGTCCAAAACTCAAGCGCAAGACCCAGCTTCGGGTGTGATTAGCGCTTTGCCTGTTCCAAAGTATGATGTGAACGGCAACACAATCCCTAGCGGTTTTGTCCCGCCTGAAACAAAGACAACCCCTATCACTCGCGCTGCACACGGTGGGTTGATGGGTCTGAAGAAAGGTACGTATCTTCAGGGGGACACAGATGGCATGGCAGACAAAATTCCGGCTAGAATCGGTGAACACCAAGAAGCACGGTTAAGTCATGGCGAGTTCGTCATCCCCGCTGATGTGGTTGGTCACTTAGGTAACGGCAACTCCGACGCGGGTGCGCAACGCCTCTATGCGATGATGGACAAGATTCGCAAGGCCCGCACTGGCAATCCTAAACAGGGGAAGCAAATCAACCCCGATAAGTTTCTTCCCGCTTAAGGACAAACATCATGCCCGGTGATACCCCCACTTCCGCCCCCGCTCCTAGTGACCCCCTTGCTGGTAAACAGACAAGTACTGAGTCTTCGCTGTCTAGTTGGGCGGGACCGTATGTTACAAAAATGCTGGCGGCGGGACAAGCCGCGTCCAACGCCCCGTTTCAATCTTACACAGGTCCGCTAACCGCTGGAGCATCTGGGCTACAGAACCAAGCGTTCCAAGGATTAGCGGGTTTGACCGTACCAACGAATCAGATGGGGTCTTTTACGCCTCAATCGTTTACTGCTCAGAACGCTCAGCAGTACATGAACCCGTACTTGCAGGCATCGCTTGATCCGCAGATTGCTGAAGCTCGCCGACAGTCTCAGATTACTCAGTTGGGCAATAACTTTAAAGCTTCCCAAGCAGGGGCATTTGGAGGTAGCGCTTCTACGCTTATGAACGCTGAAACTCAGCGTAATCTGGGGACTAACCTTGCCGGTATCACTGGAGCGGGTTATAACACCGCGTTCAACAATGCCCAGCAGCAGTTCAACACTGAACAAGGGATGGGGTTGAATGCGCAAAACCAGAACAACCAATATGGTCTTGCTGCGTTACAGAAACAAGCGGACCTTGGCGCAGTTCAACGCGGCATTGCAAGTGAAGGTGTGGCGGCAGACAAAGCGCAGTTTGAAGAGCAGCGCGACTACCCATTGAAGGCAGTGCAGTATCAGCAGTCTCTGTTGCAGGGTTTACCTCTTGCTACGCAGAACTACGGTTACCAGCAACCCAGTGCGTTGTCTACTTTGCTTGGTGGTGCTGGCGGGGCTACATCTCTGTACAATTTGCTGTTCCCTAGTGGTGCTCCTACTCCCGCTGCTCCTACTCCCGCTGCTCCCCCCGCCGCTGCTCCCCCTCCTTAAGGAACTAAAAAATGATCGGCAATCCTGGCATTGATAGTCAAGTCGCGCAACGGGTAGATGCATACCAAGGGAACCCCCAAGGTTTGATGCAGAAGTACTCCAAGACGCAGCAGCTTGTTGACCTGTTAGCGCTTCAGCAATTGAAGACGCAGAAGGAAGACGCTGCCAAACAGAAAATGTTGCAGATGGCGCAGGCTCAAGGGCAACCGGGGACGATTGCCGAACAGCGCGAAAAAGAAGTTCTTGACCTAACCAAAGGTGAGATCGCCCCCAAGGTCGAAGGGATTGCTGGTGTGCTGCAAAAAGCCCAGCAAGATAAAGCCGCCGCCATTGCTAACGCTGGGCAACCCGGTGCTGGCGGTCCTCCCGGTGCTGCCACCGGACTCCCAACTCTTCCGTCAAACGCTGCCCTGCCTGCATTTGCCAAGGGCGGCATCATTGCGTTTCAAGCAGGCGGGACTACGCCTGCGGGGCGTTGGTGGGAAGGCGTAAAGAGCGGCTTAACTGGCTACATAGATAAGGAAGAGTTGCGCGCAAACATAGCCAAAATATACGGCCCGAAATCAGCGGGGGCGGGTTTGGTTATGAAACAAACCGACGCAGAACGTCAAGAAGCTAAAGACATCATGTCCCGGCTTGATGATATGTCTTTAGATGAGTTAAAGAAACTTGCGGAACGAGGGGGCGCTCCTTCCGCTCCCCCCGCTCCTGTTTCCGTACCTACGGAACCGACCACTGCCTTACCTGTTGAACCCACCGCTGCTCCCGCCGCTTCCGCTGTTCCTGTCGCCGCTCAACCCAGACCTCAACCCAGACCTCCCGCGCCTGTTGTACAACCTCCCGCGCCTGTTGTACAACCTCCCGCGCCTCCTACAGGTATTGCTGCTCTCCCTGCTGCGCCTCCCGCCGCGCCGGATACTTTGACCCCTGCGGTTGAAGATGCCACAAAGGCAGCTATTGCAGCAGACCCACAAAAAGCATTTGACGCAGCACAAAAAGCTACAGCGGCGGTTACTCAACGTACCCCGGAGGAAAGAGCAAAATACGACGCAATGCATCAAGAACGTCAGGGTTTTGACACCGCTAGGTTCAACCCTGAAAAATTGCGAAGCGATGCATTAACTCAATGGCTGCTTGGCGCTGCTGGCAAGTCTAGTTTTGGTGGCGCTCTTGCTGGCGCGGGGGCTAACGCAGAAGCATACCAACGTGGTCAAGAAGGCGCACAGAGCGAAGCCATCAAAGGTCGCTATGACATGATGGACAAATATCTTGGCAAGGATCAATCAGCCCGAGAAGAGTCTGTTAAATCTGCTGATATTGCTCGTCAAGGTGCAAACCAAGCTAGGAGCAGCGCTCTCTCAGGCGGCGCTCAAATGGCAGAAGGCAAAGCCAGAAATGCTGCGCAGGAAAAAATTCATGCGTTGGATAGGAATTCTGTGGAAAAAGTTGCTGGGATGAATAATCAGGCTCAAGAAGCCATCCATGCGCTAGATAGAAAGGCCCAAGCAGACATCCATGCCAACCACGACAGGCTTCAATCTGAAGCCAACGCGGCTGTACGGGAAGGGACTGCAACAGCCAAAGCCGGTCAGTTGTGGGCGCAAGCGTCTCATTACATATCACAAGCAAGAGCAGATGCAGATAAAATGTTTGAGAAAGCTGCTGCACCGTTCAGAAACGCAATTGCAATGGCTCGCCCAGGTGAGAAATACGAGCAGGAGACTAAAGCTCCAAAAGCAGAATTGGCATTGCTAGAAAATAGACTTAATGATCAATACAAAGTCATTGACGGTATATACAAACCTATGATAGAACAAACGACTGGTCGAGCGACTGGCGGCAATGGTCTTGAAAGCTTAGACACTGGCGGTATGAAAGTTGTTAAGAAGACCCCCTAACGGATACAGACAACTATGCCTACTTATACCATTCGTGATGCTGCTGGCGCTGAGTATGACATCGAGGCTCCTGAAGGTACGCCAGAGCGTAATCTTTTTGCTGCGGTGCAGCAACATAAACGAGGTGAAGAAGATAAGGAAGCCCAAGCAAGAAAAGCTAGGTTGCAGCAAGACGTTATAGATGCAAACAAGCCACCCCCGGAGACGGGATTCCTTGCTTCGACCAAGCGTGGGTATTACCAGACTAAGGGATTGCTGGGCGATGTGCTGCCTGCTATGGTGGCACGGGGTGTCGGTGCGGATGAGTATGCGGACAAGCAGTTTAAGGAGTACGCCGACACGCAGAAGATGATTGGGGAGCGGTTCCCCCAAGAAGTGCCTTCGTACAAAGATATCAAGGGTGTGGGTGATGCGCTTACCTACGTCAAAGAATCAGTCGGAGAAAACCTCGCATCCATAATTCCGTCTCTGTTTACAGGCGGGATTTCTGCCATTGCTGGGCGCGGTGCTGTCGCCGCCGCCACTACCGCTGCGGAACAATATGCTGCCAAAACAATGGCTCAGGCTGCTGCCAAAAACGTCCTCACCCAAGAGACTCTTGAGGGGATTAAGAAGGGTGCGCTGGATGTTGGTATGCGCGAAGCGCAGAAAATTGCGCTTAAATATCAAGCTGCGGGCGCTGTAGCTGGCTCGGCATTGCAGAACATCCCCGATGTGTATCAGGGGGTGAAGGAAGCAACAGGTAAAGAAAGCCTGGGCACTGCGCTTGCATTCGGTGGGTTCAACTCCCTGCTTGATGCAATCATGCCAATCCACATGCTGCGCAGGGTTACGACCGCAGGCATACCAAAAGAGAAGATCGTTGGGGCTTGGCTCAGCCGATTTGGCAAGGGCGCTGCGGTTGGCGTTGCGGAAGAAGGTCTTACCGAAGCTGGGCAGGAGATGTCCAGTGCAGCGGCTGAAAAGTTCGTTGATAACAATAAAGACTTCTTTACCGAGAAGAACCTTGAACGCTTTCTCAATGCTGGCCTAAAAGGTGGCCTTGGCGGCGGTGTTATCTCCGGCACGACTGATGCACTCACGGGTAAAAAGACTGCCCCTCCCGCACCAGAAGCTGAACGTGTACCTGGGCAACGCTTCCCTGACATGTCGCCGCAAGGCCCATACATGCAGAAAGATTTGTTTGAGGAGGATTTGGCAAACAGGCGTCAGGAGATGGATCAGACGCAAGGCCCGCCGAAACCCCCCGCCGCTCCCGAAGTACAACCTCCCGCGCAACCCCCAGCACAGGGGGACTTCTTCCCAGATGCGGCCACGGATACGCGCCAAGCAGATTTATTCAGCGGTGAGTTCAGTGCTGCATTGGACCGGAGGCAACAGGAGCTTGAACAAGCTATTGCCGCTACTCCCGTTGCACAGCCTGGGCAACAAGAAATTCCGTTGGTTGGTGGACGTACAGCAACACAAAAAAATATTGAAAACATCGCTGGCGAAAAGAACGAGCAAGCAGTAAACGCTGCCCAAGAAGGCGAAGCTATACGTGTTGCCGAAGCCAAGAAAAAACAAGCTGTAGCCCAGCAGAAACTTGATTCTGAGATTGCCAACGTCGATGATCTCATCCATACAAACCAACTAAATCAAGTAGAACAAAACCGTCTTGCACTGCTCCTGCCCATAATTGAAAGCCGCACTGGTTACATCGCTGGCGCTTTCCATAAAGCGCTTAAGCAAGCGGGCATGACCGACCACAACCTGACGCCCAGAGAAGTCACTCTCATTCAGCGGGCCAATGATGTCCGCGCAGCGTTTGCTGATGAAGAAGATGCGTGGAAGGTGAGTCAGTGGGCGGCATATGGAATCCCGAACCTCCCCGCTTCGCCAAACGAGATGAGTGCCGAACAGATGGGCATTCCAGAACGCCAAGAGAAGGGTCCGGCTGGAGATGTTCCGCGTCCGCTCGCCCCCGCTCGGATGGTTTCGGCTAGAACGACGAGTGGGATTGTTCCGTCCACGCCGAATGAGATGAGTGCCGAACAGATGGGCATTCCAGAACGGCAAGAGAAAGGCCCAGCGGGAGTACCCCGCGCCGCCGCTCCCGTTGCTGAACAACCTGCCGCTGAACAACCTGCCGCTGAACAACCTGCCGCTGAACAACCCGCTGCTGAACAACCCGCTGCTGAACAACCTGCCGCTGAACAACCTGCCGCTGAGCAACCTGCCGCTGAGCAACCTGCCGCTGAGCAACCTGCCGCTACTGCTATATGGCATAACAAAGATACTGATATCCCAGTAACTCTTGGGGATGGTGAACCACAAACCGGGCCTGACGGACGCACGTACCAACCGGTTGTGTATAACGGCACTCCTACTTTTGTGCCTTCTGATGAACTTACGGTTACTCCCCCGGCTAACCCTATTGATACTGTCCCCGATGAGACAAAAGCGCATTTGGCTAACCTTGCCAAAGGACAGCAAATAGCGTCGGACCTTACTGGGTCGCTGCCAAAAATAACTGAACCTACGGGCACTCTTGCCAACACTGTTCGCGCTGTCAAGCTTGAGCCAATCACTAAGGTTGGCGAGAAGCACATTGCTCCCGAGGTCAAGAACGAGATACCTGTAACAAAGAAGGCGAGGAAGCCTAAAGCCGTTGCTCCCGCCCCTGCCCCTGCCCCTGCCCCTGCCCCTGCCCCTGCCCCTGCCCCTGCCGCTGCCCCTGCCGCTCCTCCCGTTGCCAAAGAAAAAACCTCTGAAGAAAAGAGCAGCGTTAGTGAGAAGAAAGAAACTCGCGTAGAAACAAAACCAGAGGAAGATACGTCTCCGCTTACCAAGTTCACAGAAGCTATTTCCCGTGTGTATGCTGCATTCTCTCGCAAGGAGAAGGGTACCGTTGAAGATGTGGCTGCGGTCAAACGCCTGCTAGCCGCCAGAGGTAATCTAACTCCAGATGCAAAAGCGGCTCAAGTTTACTTTGGCAAGTTGCCGCGAATCATAGATAACCTGCACAACATCGCTTTCGACCTTGCATTCCAAACGGATCAATTCCGTCAGGGGGCCGAATCTAGCGAGGAAGCTGCGTTCTTTTCAGGCATGAATGGTAAGAAAGCACAGCCCGCTTTCAACTGGGTTATGGCTAACCTTAGCGCCGAAGCCAAACTAGCTACGCACGAATACGTTCGCAAGTACCAAGCAGAACTGCTGGCTTCCCCGCAATCTGATGAAGCCATAACCGAACGTGTTGACAGGCTTAGGGCGGTAAAGACCCCGCTCCAACGAGTGCAGGATGTCAGCGACTACACTGCTTTGGGGGAAGTGAAACTTGGTGTGACCCGCGTAGTAAAAGGTAGAGCGCCAAAAGAAACTTCGATTACTCTTGGCGGGTGGGGTCGGCCAACTGGGCTATCCGATGCTACCGAAGCGACTCCATTTGTAGTTGACGTTGATTCCGTAGCCGATGAAGACCCAACTGATGATGATCTCAGAGGTGTCCTCCCTATACTTAGCGATGCCGTGGGCCACGCTGCTCTTCCGCTGCATCCGGCCATACAAGCTCTGCTCTCTATCGGTAACTTGTTAGGTGCGCTTCGCTCCATCGCTGGATCATCCACTGCCGTAACGTCTAAGCTCGCATCCACACTCCTGCAACGTGGGCTAGTGGCAAACACTAAAGTTGTTGTCAAAGACAACCTCACTGATCCAGACGGCAGGGCGGTCCCCGGCTACTTCGATCCCAACACGAACACGATCTATCTCGATTCGGTTGCTGGTATGAACGAGCATGTGCTGCTCCATGAACTGGGCCATGCCGTAACTTCTCATGTCATTGACAACCCGTCGCACCCGCTGACCAAACAACTCCAGCAGTTGTTTAATGATGTCAAGGATAGCCTCGACACTGCCTATGGCGCACAGGACTTGCATGAGTTCGTTGCTGAGTCATGGGGTAACAACTCTTTCCGAGCCAAGCTGAACTCGATCAACCCGAAGGGCGGGAAGATCACCGCATGGCAGCGGTTCACCAACGCGGTCCTCAACTTCTTCCGGTCGATCATGGGCATGGACACCCGCAGCATTGAGACTGCGCTGTCTGCCTCGGATAAGCTGATTGAAGCCATCATGGCCCCGGCTCCCAAGTCGCGTGGGGCGAACTTCTTATACGCTGCTACGGTGAATCCGAAAGACCCAGCTATCGTATCTTGGTTCGATAAAATCGCCAGCACTTTGGAAAAACTGCCTGGGATGAGTGAAACGCGGGCAAACAAAATCCATGAGTTTTTGCGGGGTACTACTTCCAAGACCATAAAGAACACGATCTATTCGTCGCTTCCGCTTGACTCGCTTGTAGATGTAGCCAAAAAAGTACTGCCTAGAGCAGGGCGACTCAACACTCTTGTCCAAGAAAAATCCGGCAACCAGAACCAACGTGATGAACGCCTAGACGCGCAGATCAACAAAAATGACGAATGGACAAAAAAGCAAACCACCGACACCATAGATACGTTCGACAATCTGGTGACGGAAGCTAGCCGTTTGCAGGTTGACCCGTTCAAACCTCGTTCCGCTTACGAAGCAGACCCCAGCAAGAAACGTAAAGCCAACGATGAGAAGTTGAAAATCTGGGATGACATGCAACCTGCCGTCACCAAGATTGGCCCGGAAGGGGTGACGCTAGCCAAACAGATATTTGGCTCTTACTTAGCCATGCACGAAGAAACCGTAGCGTCTCTTCTCTCGCAGGTTGATAGCATGGATGCTACACCCGAAGCAAAAGCAAAAATCAAAACCGAAGTCTACGCCAAGCTCGCCGAGCAAGGGCGCATCGAACCTTACGTCCCATTCACCCGTAAGGGAGATTATTGGTTGTCGTATCCCACCCGTGACGACAAGGGGCAGTTAGTATATGTTATCACTACGTTTGAGGAATCCCGTGCCCGCGAATTGAAGATGGAAGAACTGAAAGCAGCGGGGGTTGCTGCCGATAAAATGCAAGCGTTCTCCAAGATATCGGAATATTCGTACAGGAACGCGCCTGCTAATAGCTTTGTTAACGGCATCTTGCAGATAATGACGGCTAATAAAATTGACAACGATGTGCAGGAGCAAGTGCTTCGCCTGTTCTTGTCCACCTTACCAGAGACTTCATTTGCTCAAGCGTTCCAAAAACGTAAGAACATATTGGGCTACAACCAAGATGTCATCGGGGTGTTCCGTCAAACGTCTAAGAACATGTCTCGGCAGCTATCGAACATGATCTATGCTTCCAAGTTCATAGCGCTGGAAAAAGAACTCAAGGAAGACATCAAGGCGTTAGGAGCAGCGGGTAAAACCGAAGACAACGAGTTGGCTGCGGAGTACTACCAAGAACTGAGCAAACGCATCAAGTTTGCCATCAGCCCAACCTCAAGCAAAGCAGTGGGATTGCTGTCTACACTTGGTTTTGTTTATCTGATGGGGTTCAACGTTTCATCTGCGGTGGTCAACTTAGCCCAGGTTCCTTTGATCGTGCTTCCATATCTTGGCGGCAAGTACGGTTTCCCCGAATCGGCTAAAGCCATGAGCCACGCATATAAAATATTTGCCACTTCGGGGTTCACCCACAGTTCTACCCTGCTCACTAAAGATGCCAACGGCAAGGACATAAAAGTTACCGGTAAGGCTATGCCTTCGATGGCTAACGTGGAGTCTTGGTCAAAAGATGAAGCGCACATGCAGACCCTGGTAGACGAAGCAAGACGCAGGGGGCAGTTGAATCGGTCAGCAATCCTCGACATGTTGGAAGTGGATAGCTCCAACAACCCGCTCCAAGTGTTCAACAAAACAGCAGGTATCTTTTTCCATCATGGCGAACGCATGAACAGAGAAGTCACTCTGATCATGTCATACAACCTTGAGCTTGACCGTCTCAACTCTTCCAAAGCTACCGACGCCGAGAAGGCGATGTCGCCGAAGGAAAGAGAACTTAGCGCAGCAAATGAAGCCATCCTCACAACTGAGCGGACTAACGGCGGGTCAACCGCTGCTTCTGCCCCAAGCCTTACACAGAACGGGATCGGCAAAGTGCTGTTCATGTTCAAACGGTACGGCGCGTCGATGTACTACATGCTGTACAAGACGGCTAAAGAAGCTTTGAAGAACGAAGACCCCAAAGTCCGTGCGGCAGCATTGAAGCAGATGGCGGGCATCTACGGTATGGCAGCAATCTTCGCTGGCATCCAAGGTCTTCCGTTGTTCGGTGTCTTGTCGATGGTCTACAACATGATGGCAGATGACGATGACGAAGATGATTTGGCGTCGTTGACCCGCAAGCACATGGGGGAGCTTGCCTATAAAGGTTTGATCAATCAACTTACCGGCATTGATATTGCGGCAAGAACTGGCATTGGTGATCTGCTGTTCAGGGATAACCGCATGTCGTCTAACTCTCAGGACTTGGCAAACACCATAGGCGAAACTTTTGGCGGGCCAGTCTTCGGTATCGCCACCCGAGTCAAACGCGGGCTCGATCAGATTCGGGACGGACACGCCGAGCGCGGCATTGAGAACATTTTGCCATCCGCTATCAGCAATGCGATGAAGAGTTATAGGTACGCTACAGAAGGTGCCAATACTCTGCGGGGTGACCCAATCACTGGGGATATCGGACCTTGGAATGCGTTCGCCCAAGCTTTCGGTTTCTCCCCTGCGGAGTACACCAAGCAGCTTGAGATCAACGCCCGTGAAAAAGGCATCGACAAGAAGGTGTCATCCGATAAGAAGAAGTTCCTTGACCGGTACTACTTCACCACGCGGATGGGCGATACAGATGGGCGCGAAGAAGCAATGCAAGGTCTGCGTGACCTCAACGCCAAACACCCTGGCTTGCGTATCTCAATGGATACCATCGACCGCTCTATGGCTGCGCACATGAAGCAGACCCAGAAGATGTACCACGGCATTGCGCTAAGTACAGGGATGCGCCAAGAGCTTCTGCGGGATGCAGCGGAGATGGAATAAAAAATGCCCCCCTTAGTGTCTGTGCTAAGAGGGGCAAACCCCCGGAGAGGGGGGAGAGGAGACAAGGTAATAGTATCACAGGATTCGCCAAAAGCGTACTCCTATCTTGCCTCCCTCGATCCTCTCCCTACACACAAGCTTCCCGCCCAACAACTTTGCTTCTCGGTGCATCTGCCGCATCAGCCTAGTCATATCTAGTGCGGGTATAAAAACGGAAGCGCCGACTAAGAAATCGGCCCAAGGTATAACGACCTCAACCCCATCGGGGTTGATTAGTCCCTCAAAGTCAAGTTTCGCTGACCGCTTCATCGAGCATGAACTCTGAACAGTCCAGCACCAGAACATCAGACGGCGGCAGATTCATACGAGTGCCTTTACCCATGCGCTGTTTCTTGTTGACTGCCTTAGTCCGACCCTTGCGCAGCCCATCAACAAATGCAGCGTAGTTGATCTGCTGCTTCCCGCACCAATCGCGCAGGGGCTTCTGTATGAGGTACAGCTTCCGAACATCGTACTCATAACGAGCTACCAACATCGCCCGTGGAGAAGCGTCGGGGACCATCAAGTTATCTGTAAGCTCCCCAGAAGGCACCCTGGAATCGTCGGTACTACGGATGCGCAAAATGTTGGTGTAGTTATCGGCTAGGTAATTGCTTAGCGTATCCTCGATACCGGCGTCCATCGTATCAATGCTACCCTTGGCGGTCTTCAAAACCTCGACCAACCACTTGACAACATCTGCAACTGCAAAGTTGATCAACCCCACGCGCTTTGCAATAAGTAGACCAACGATAGCATTCGCCGCCTGCGCAGACCAGAATCGGTGAGGTTGGCTCAAGCCCGCCGCTGCGTCAATCCGGGTCTGAGTAGAGGCGTACAGTTCCTTGACCTCATCCATGTGCGTAATGCAGTACTGGATGTAGGGGATGCAAGCGTGACCATAGTGCTTCAGTAGATTAGTACTTAGCACATCCGTCTCGCTTTTGGTATCAAAGTGAAACTTCTCAGCACGATACTCTAATATCCGCGCCGCCTCTGCCTTGGGCAAAGATTTGTACAGACCGATCCGTTCGATCAAGCTGGTGTTGCCCGTGCTGCAAACCATCAAGTGCCAAGCTTCCCCCCGCGTCCGCTCGTCGTTGCTGCTGCCCGACATCCGGTTCCGCTGCATACCACCCGTAAGCTGATACACGGCATCGCTCGCTTCTTTCGGCGCGATGTTGGTCATCTCGTCCAACGGCAGGAAGATGTTCTTGTATGACTCAGCCCGAGCCATCTTAGATGCAACCGTATCAACTTCTTTGAGCATGATCAGTTCCGGGTTGCCCCAAATGCTGGCCCCCGCTAGCATCGCCGTCGTCTTGCCAAGCCCTGAGTCCTTGCTGTACATATGAAACAAGCTAGCACAAATCGGACTAAACGCCATCAGCGGGGAACCGAAGCTCATGCCAATAACATACTGGTGCATCTCCATGCCGGGGCGGTTGTAGAACTCCATGATCTCCCGCCACCCCTCCATAGTGCCCTTGCTCTGGAACGCTGGGAACAGCTTCACAGTGGAGCTAGCGGGCGGGTTGTGGTCAACCCTGTCCTTCCGAATGTCCTTGTCCCCCACGATAAAAGACGTAAGAGAATCATCAGCCCAGCCAAACTGCCGGTGCGCTTGCTCCGCAGTAGTTTGTGCTTGAATCTTGTTTACCCATGCAGTTGCGTAACTCATTAGTTCACCCATGTTTAGAACGGCAACGCCATGCATCGCCATATGATCACGAAAAGAATCCTTCGCTAGGATCGACTTCAACGAAATCGTAAATTCCCGAACGCCATCTTTAGGGAGGTGCAGACGCATCACCATTGCATCGCCCACATCCTTGTCTGATAGCCGTCTGGTTATGTAGAAATCATTGTGGTACACCAACGTTTCAATCGGGTCACCTTCTTTATCCTTTCCCCGTTTGTATATCCCCCCAGCCTTGCCCCGAAAGTACGGTGCCGGGTAAGAAGGAATGACGTATGGCTGCTGCGGCACCGTAGCCGAAACCTCTGGAATGTCAAGAACAACGTTGTCTTCTTCTGTTGCTTCCTGAATCTCACGCCCGAGGACGATGGGGCTTTTGAACTTGCCCTTATGCTTACAGTCACCGCAGATGCCGGGGCTGTACTCTTCAAACTTGTCGCATGTGTATGGGCCACGGATCAACGCGGCTTTAGTAGCAGTATCATCCGGCGAGTAGCCAGGATGCTGTGCAGATATCTTGTGGATAGCCTTGTCGCCGTCCACACAGAACTTGGCAATCGACAACCCGGCCCGCCACATGGGTTCAGTGATCGTAGCCTGCTCTTCAACCACCTTCTTGATCTGAGCGCATCCCTTGCCAGCAATGGTCTTCACCATGATGGTCTTAAACACGTTACGGTAGTTACCTGCTAACGTATCTGTTGTTTCATCACTCGGCCCGGTAGCCGGTGCCCCAGTGAAAAGTCCAGCGGGTACGTCCCCGATACTGAACGTTACCTTCTGCATCACGCTAAGCGGTATTGCCGCCGCGATCTCTCCAAGGAGTTGAACCCCTGATGGAGGATCACTCTTAAAATTCATTGTACCGGGGACGCGCAGGATGCGGGCAACGTCAGAGGTCACTGAAGGATCAGCGTGTAAGTTATTGTTTTTACACAGTATCTTCAGCTTCTCCGCAAGCGGAGCCCACTCGGCGGCAGCTATCTGCTCATCGAGAACCCAGTAGACATGCAGACCCCGCCCAGAGTTCACCACCGTGGGTCTAGGAAGCTGCGTAGCCTTGCAGAACAGGCGCAGTGCGGTTACCCCCGCAGCTTGATTGACGTACTCCTTCCCGGCCCCGCAGTCGATATCAAGGAAGAACGATTTTAGGTATTTTGCATTGCTTCCCTTACGTGACGCACCGTTTTCAAATGTGGACAACGCGAAGTATGCGTTGTATCCCTCGTTCTTAAGGTTCTCTGCAACCTCAAGCACAGCCTCGATGGACGGAAAAAACTTCTGAATCTTCTTGTCTGAATCAGGCTTCAAACCTACGACACAGTAGTAGCCTTCCGCGCTTAGGACTGAGGATAAAAACGTCCTTGTCTGCATGTAAGCCCGTGGAAGTGAATAGAAAACGGGGGCCGCAGCCCCCGAAAGATGCAACGAACTTAATCGTCCCAGCCTTCTACGAGGTCAGCCAACTTCGGCACTTCCTCGGTAGTCTTCTTAGACACAACCTTCTTCGGCTCTTCCACAACCTCTTCAACCACCACGGCTTTCGGCGCGGCTTTCTTCGCCTCAACCTTCGGCTTAGCGTCAGCGAACAACGATGGCGCTGCCTTCGGCGCGGACTTGCCACCACCCATCTTGACTGCTTCTTCCGCTTCCGGGGAAGTACGCAGTTCGTTAACAACTTCCATCTCATCTTCAGTGATGTGACGGACCGCCTTGAACGTCAGTTTCGGCGTAGGGCTGTTGATGTCAAAACGCATCTCGGTGATAACACCAGATGACTTCTCATTGTGCGCCTTCAGGTGCCGACCGTATGCTTGCAGCGGCAGCTTGTTCTTGTCCCCGTCACCGAACACAGAGGTCGATGGGCAGATGACTTGGTAGACTTCCCGCTTGTCAACTTCGCCTTCCAACACCACGGCAATGCGCTGCTGGAACCTGCAAGCACGGGACTCGCCCTGCCCTGAACCCTTAACGTGCTGCGGACAATCCATGCACTTCGCAGACTGACGGTTCTCTTCCGGCACGGTGGTATCCGGGGCTTGGGTGTCCGACGACCAGCAAGTCGGGGCCGAATTCTGCCCTTCGACGTAAGCTGATCCATAGTACGAACGCGAGATCGCCGCTGCCTTGATGATGATCACACCGATAGCACGGTCATCGCTGACACGATATTCCTTGCTGCCAATCATCTCGCGGAACACATTACCCTTGATGCTGATCCGGCGCATCCCACCCATGTCCTTACCTGCCAGGGCATCGGTATCGTCATCAAGCGTGGCAAGATAGGCGGGGCGGTTTCCCTTAAACAGAGTCAGTTCGCTCATAATTTTTTCTCCTTACAGGTCTTTGAAATCGTCAGCGGCTTCAAGTGGAAGCTCTAGCTGAACGGGGGCGGGGGGTGTAAACGATGCGATCAATGCGGTCAACGAGGGGGCGGGTGCCTCTCGCCGATCATCCTCGACTGCTACCACTTCGGGCTTCGGGCGCAGTGCTTCTTCTATTTCTGGGATACGGAAACGAAACGTGCCACCAACCTTGAGGTAAGCATGTTGTGGGATAGCCCGCTCTTTAACCCACTTACGGATCGTAGAAGCAGACACATTGAAGTGTTCTGCAACTGCGATGAGATTGACATAGGGACTAGCAGTCATTTCTTTGCTACCTTAACAGTTATAGAGTATTCGCTATCCACATTCAAACCCGGTGGAAGCAGGTCGGGGTTTTCCGCAATGAACGCCTGCGTGTTGCCTTGATGCAGACGCTTCTCAAGAAGTTCTGGGATGTTGTTTTCCACGATGAACTTGCCCATCGCTTCCCAGTCATTAGTCCAATACCGCTTTTTGATCGTGCGGTAGAACATGCCTTCCGCAGTATTGGCAGTCTCCAAGTGCTGCTCAGTCAAGTAGCCCAACATCGCGGACTTGACTTGCTTCATCAGCGTCTCTAAGTCTTTGATCTTGGTGTCGTACTCTTTTGTAAGAGCTTCATGCGCGGTACGCATCTTCACATACACCCGAACCAGCTTGTCTGGTGGGATCGTTGATTCAGACATTACTCTCTCCTTCTCGTTGTGAACAGCCACTTTAACAGCGTTCTTTGCTCTAGTCAAGCAATTGTTTGTAAAGATCGACTATTTTTGTGTGGATGACTTCTTTCCCGTCTAACATTCTGTAAACGTGTTTTTCAGCGTTTGATCCTTGTAAACGTATAACAACTGATGGGTGGCGTTGCCCAGCCCTATGCACTCGGGCATTGGCTTGTGCGTATGTCTCTAGGGAGGATGTCGGTCCCCACCACACGACCGTATCAGCAGCGGTCAATGTGACGCCATGTGCAGCAGCTTGAGGCTGGATCACCAGCACTTTCGGCTCGGGTGTTTCTTGGAATCGTTTGAAGATGTCGGTGCGGGCACTAGCACTGACACTGCCTTGGATGATCTCTGCGCTGATGCCGTCCTCATGCAGCTTCTTGGTGATGATGTCAATACCGTGCTTGAAGGGAACGAACACTAACACCTTTTGATTGGTCTCGTCAATCACTTCTTTGAGGACCGCGTAACGATTCTTGATGTCGAACTCAATGACCTCATGGTTGTCAGAATAGACAGCGCCACAAGATATTTGGAGGAGTTTGCTTAAGTTGACTGCTGCGTTCACAGCCGTAATTTCCTCCCCCGCCGCCTCGATGATCATGCGGTTCTTCATCATCGTGTAGTACTTCTGCTGCTGCTTGGTCAGTGCAACCTCACGGTCAACATACGTCATCTCAGGTAAGTCTAGGCACTCAGCTTTGGTGAACCGGATCGCTGGCTGTAAGACTTCAAACACTGTCTTCATCGCGCTCGGCTTCGGAATCCACCGGAACTGCGATGCCTTGTACATCACCATCTCTTTGAACGCGGAAGCAAAGCGGGGAACATCCAACGGGTTGATAAGTTTTGCCAAACCGTAGGCGTCCATCGGTGACTGCGCAGCGGGTGTCCCTGTCAGCATCCACAACCACGTAGAAGGCTTGACCAAACGGTTCAAGGTCTTCCATCTGCTCGTACTTGTGTTTTTATAAGCGTTGGCCTCATCAATGACAATCAGGTCAAACCCTCCCTTCTCTATTGCATCGGAGACAACCTCCACTCCGTCGTAGTTAATGATGACGAACTCTGCTTGGCTCGACACAACTTCACGCCGCTTGGCAGGTGACCCGTAGGCGATATCCACTGAACGATGCATAGCGAACTTGAACAAGTCCGCACGCCATGCCGAGTCCATAATTGATAGCGGGCAGATCACCAGCACACGTTTGATTCGGCCTTGCTTCATCAAGTAGTCCGCTGCCCAGATCACGCTGCCGGTCTTGCCGGTGCCCTGCTCATTGAGGCAGAGGGCTTTCTTGTTCATCGTCAGGAACGCGGACGTTATCCTCTGGTGATCGAACGGGCGGTACAGCCCCGGCCAATCGTATGTACGCAGGATAGGCGACGGTACATTCTTGATGTTTAGGTTCTTTAGGATTTGTGCTTCATCCAGACCCCAATGCACAAGCACTTTGTTTTGGCTTAGTTCTTTGCTCTTCGGTATGATCGACGTAACTTTTGAAGTGTCACGTAGTGTAAGTAGCAGTGCTTTGTTCTCAATGATTTCCATATCGGCCTAAGTAGTTTTGCTTCGCAAAATGCAGAGTAAGCAAAACAGGGTTAACTGTTTTGCTTCTCGTACAGCCGGGTCGCGCAATGAAAGGGAGGAAGTTGCGGGCGGCAGGTACAGTTATGGGGTTACGACTGCGACTCCCGGAACGCCCACTCGTACCTAACGGCGGTTCCTATCCCCATGATCATGTGCGTGTGGGGGTGCAGCTACAGGCCACTCTATCGTGGCACTACAAACGAGTCAAGTCTTTTTTTCGCCTTTTACGTGCCCATTACGACTACGGTTCTTAGCGGGTGACACCAGACGGATGCCGTCTTTGTTGCTGCCACCTTTGCTCAACATCTTCACATGGTCGATGTCTTTACCTTCGCGGCTGACACCCTCTGCGTCTAGCTTGTTCCTAGCCCGCTGCCGTTCCATGCGGTCTGGCAGTTCACCCCGCTTCTTCTGCATCTCGTACTCATGCTTGTAGGGGCGGGGGGATTTGGTGTAGGGCATGTTAACTTCTTCCGTTATGGGAGCAACTCAGTACTGGACAGTGGCGGCGGCATAACCCGCTCGGCTTCGGGTTCCACACACCGTTGGCATGGGCAGCGTCGAGCCTGCTGTGATTCCGAACCCACTTCGCCCACATGACATCTTGCTGTTTGCTGTCGTACTTACCCTTGATGAAAGCGTTGCAGACTACGAACAGCAGGCCAGCTTTCGTCTTGGTGATCTCGGGGAAGTGCTTGAACACGCACAAAGACATCAACTCAAGCTGATCTGGGTCTGCGTACTTAGCAGACTTCCCGGTCTTGTAGTCAACAATGTACGCTACGCCCTTCGTCCGGTCAAGGACTAACAGGTCAGCGATCCCCCGGAACCACACATCAGGCGCATCAAACGCGCAAGGTTCCAAGTCTTTGGTGACCCCCATCTGGTATTCGCACAGCTTCTCACCGGGCAACTGCTTGAGATTGTCAAGCGCGGCCTTAGCAAATGTAAAGTACGGTGGTAGTTCAGTGTCATCCTTAACGTAGAACTCAGCAGCCTCATGGAACCGGGTGCCGTACAGCATTGCTTCGCTCTCGGGCTCCTTGATGCTCTTCTCCACACGGATGTGGTAATACTTCCTGGGGCACTGCTCAAACAACTTAATGCTACTGTACGACCACCGCGCTGTCATTCAACATTCTCCATAGCTTTTACCGAACCCACTCTCACAATTGACTGGTAGCCCTTCGGCCCAGGTAGGTATCCAACGCATACAGTCTTCTATGTATGCTCGCGCTTCAGGGACTTGCGCGTCAGGAACGACACATGCTATAGCATCATGCACAGTAAGCACCACCTTGTACTTCTTAGACACGCGCAGCATCTGCTCGCCAATGACACATCGTGCGATGCCCTGGCATACGTTCTCGATTATTTTACCACCATATATGAAGTTACGCCCGTAACGAGCTTTGTAACTAAATGCTAGTCCGTTCTCGCCCTGCTCATGCTTCAGGTCTGTGTACCGCATCAACAGCCCGCTCGGCAGTCTGATAGCTGTCTCTTCGGGGACAATGGTAAGCACCCCCGCCTTGCCAAGCGTAGCATTTTCTTTGTTGCACAGGTAGATCAGGACGTTCTGCGCCTCACGCCACAACTGCACGATAGGATCATTGGCGCTACGGTAGACAGAAATGATGCGCTTGGCTTCTTCCAACTCAACCTCGGCCCCGAAGCTCTTGAGTGCGGCTTGGAACTTGACACCACCCATGCCGTACCCAGCGCCAAGGATTGTTACCTTACCTACAAAGCGTTCATCCTTTGTTATATCATTCTCGGGTTTACCATAGATAGCGGAAGCCATCTTCTTGTAAACATCTTCTCGGTCAGTGAATGACTGTACCAATGTGGTATGGCCCGCCAACCATGCCAACACCCGCGCTTCGATCTGAGCCGAATCGGCATCAATGATAGTGTGACCTTCCGGTGCCTTGATCGACAGCTTCAACGTGTTGCCGTCAACCCCGCGACTCGGCAGGTTCTGCAAGTTAATCTTGTCGCTACCGCCCCAGCGTCCGGTATGCGCGGCGTAGTACTTGAGGGGAACTGGCATTGCTCCGCGTGAAACAATCCCAAGAAACTGTTGAGTCCGCGTCTCCTCCAACGTAGACTTCACGCCCAACCGCGCAGCCACAAGAGTCTGCACCCTCAGATCGGGGTGCTCCAACAATGCCTTGAAGCCTTCGTCGGACTTGGCAAAAGCATACGTGCTTCTACCTGTAGTAGGGCTAATCTTGGTAGGCGCGTCCACGCCAAACGACTTCAACATCTCGGCGAACTTCGGGTTAGACATCAACATGTCCTTCGCTTCCTCCGCAGTCCCGCCGATAGACGCGAACAGCTTGGCCTTGCGCTCGCGGATGTCTTCCTTGTGCTTGTACAGCAACGCCTCATCCAACTCAAGCACCGGCTCAGTGAACATGCGTAGCGTTAAGTCTATCAAGTGCAGTTCCTTCTTGGGGAACCCATCGAGTAACTTATAGAACAGTGCGTAGGTAAGCTCAACGTCGTTTATACAGTAGCCACCGTACCGCGCCAGATCATCCGGATGAAAGCTCGCTCGGCGCTTACCCAGCGCAGCGACGACCTCAGTGCCCTTCTCGCCCAACCCGTAGCGCTCGGCCAAGACTTTCAACGACCCACCTACCTCAGTGCCATGCACCGCTCGCCCCATGCACAGGGTGTCGAACCAGAATCTCGGACGGATGCCGTAAATCCAATTGAGGATCGCGCCATCAAACATCGCGTTGTGTGCTAACGCTGCACTGTTCTCCCAGTCGAACTGCTTGAGCCACGCAGTTGTTTCGGCCAAGTCTCCACTGAACCACTGCGGAGTCCCGCTGTTTACCTTGACCGACACGCCGATGGTTTCGAACTGCAAGCTACGAACGTATTCCTCCGTAGTGATCTTGGATAGGCTGAACTCTCTGTCGTAGTACGTCTCAAAATCTATTGTTATCAACTTCATAACATCTTCTCCTCTTTCGTTGTTGGTGCCCAAGGCCGGGGTCGAACCGGCACACCTTGACATTACACACACTGCTCCACTATGTAATCTAAATACCACGCCGCTTTTTCAATGGACTCTTTGCCACCCTTGTGCCGCTCCCTCCAGATGTATTTCATAGCGTTGCCCTTGCAGTAGCCCCGGAACTCTTCCTCAGTCAACGCCGACTTAATCGCTTCGATGCACTCAACTGCACCCTGCTTGTAGTGCGGTGGGTTGTATACGTTATCCGTTGATGTGTACAGCGGTGGTGGTGTGGCATTTTGGTATGTCATTTCTCTATCTCAAATAAATTCACTAGTGCGCAACCATTTCGTCGCGCCCCACTTCTCGCCAACAATTACTGGCGCTCCACCATGCAAAGACAGACTGGTTTCGTCGTCCTTCGCATAGCTAAAAAATACAGCGTTGCCTTTAATCGGCGCAACCTCTACGCCGACATTCGGGAACACAGTCCCCCCGCCTTGCTCGGGCGTGTTGAGGTACATCACCACCGTACCCACCCGCTGCCCCCCACGTTTCAACACCGCTACGGTGCCGGGTAGCTTTGTATCGAAGTAGTCGTTGTGCGGCTTGTACTCTGCCCCCGGTGCGTAATGTAACACTTGCATCCCCTCGCCGTTGACTAAAGGCCAGCCTACTAGAGTGGCTATTCGCTTTTCGATTCGGTCGCACAACTCCGTCTCACCGCGAGTGAAGAACATACCCTGACTGGTACGAACCTCATTGATCGTGTGGGTGTCTGACCCATCATCGGCCATCGTTGTAGAACGGACCATGCGCGGTCTAGCTGCCATGACCAAAGCATCGCACTCTTCATCAGACAAGAACCCACCTAACACCGTCAGCTTCGGATGCTGCATGGTCATCAAAATCTTTACCAGTCGATCACCTACCCACACTTGATTGGTCTTAGCAGTTATCTTGGGAACAGAGCGTCGTGTCCAATGGAAGAACGCATAAATGTTTTTGTCGTTGTTACTGCACTTCAGCGTATCCCTCCAGTGCGGATACTTCTTGCCTTCGCAGATCGCCATCTGCCCCGGCTGTAGATCGTATGCTTCGTAGTCTGCGAGCCAAGGAGTGTGGCCCACTTCTTTTTTCCACTCGCCTTCCCACAAGACCTTACTAACGTTCAGCGGCCAAGGGGCAACAGTGTCCTTACGCAAACATATGCTAACGGTTACATCCAATTCGGCGCGGTCAAGATGGACACCTAGATAGCTGGTGTTTTGGTAAATCCGCGCATAGGAATTGGCGAACACAAGGTCTTCGCCGTACCCATACTTAACTATAGCCTCCAACCTTGGGATGTATTCGGCTAGTTCGGTAAGACCATAGAACCCCAGCGAGTTGCGGTAGTACTCATCATCATGCTCAATTATCGGCGGAGCTTCGTATATCGCTTGCAGTGTTCGCTGCAACTCATCCTTACTTAGTATCCTGTCGAACGGAAGTTCGGGCTCACTCATTTCTGTAGCCCCCTGATTTTCTTGATGGCTCCCCTTGCCATGTCGTTGATGTGTCGGATTGCGCATTCGTAGTGACGCGGACCAAACGTCCAACACTCCGGCCCGTGCGTACCAACCCATCCTTCCCGATCGTCTTGGTAAGTAAGTCGCTTCTTGAGTAGGGCATTTTCAGCCAGCGCAGCAGACGTTGCGTTAACAAGGTGTTCGTTTGCTTTCCTGTACGTTTCGTTTTCAGCAAGTGCATCTCCTAAGAGTAAGTCTAACTTTCTTTCGGTCTCGGTCATGTGTTCTTCTCCTTAAGCTTTGCTTCAATAGCGTTTACAAAGTTTCTTGTGTACTCTGCGATATACCCACTTTTGCCGTAGCCTAGCATTTCCCTAAGCTCATCATCCGTCAGACCTTGCCATTGAGGTTTCGTGTAGAGCGGTATGTCTACTAGAGGGTCAATCTGTTTTGATTGAATTCGAGAATTACCGTCTACCCAGGCGTAAGGTTCAGCCACCGTTTTTCTCCTTGAGCGTTGACTCGGTCATCAGCACTGCCCATTCAACACTTGGTGCGTTTTCAACAATGGTTTTTACGTCTTGTTCAGTCAGACTCTGCCATTGGGGTTTCGTATAGAGCGGCACATCGTCCTCGCTGGTTTTGTGATTCCAGATCGTACCGCCCACAGCTTGCCAAGCGTACGGTTTAGTCATATTACGGTTTCCTTGTAATTTCTTTATATTTTATAAGCCGGGTCACCCTGTCCATTTTTGAACAATAGCTTTTGATCCACGCCTTGTTACTGTCTCTGTCGTATAGCCGGTGACATTGGGCACAGCGGTATTTCATGGGAAGACATACGGTTTTTCATCCGTAACCTTCTTCTTACCCTTTGCTAGCGTAGCAAGAATGCTCGTCTCTCTTTTGCCCTGCTCATACCCCGTAAGGTACATCTCCACATGTGACCAGTCATATAACCGGGCAATGACAACATCTTTGCCGTAAGGCACCGTGTCCGCAACAATATTGATGGTGTTATTGCCATCTCCAGGCTCAAGACGAAACCCATTGTGTGCGGCTCGGTCTTTGCAGTACTGGATGCGCTGTTCAATGATCCAGGGGTTTGGGTTTACGCTCATGGCTCAACTCCAAAATGTCTAGCTATCAACTTCTTAGCAGTCATGGGTGGAAGATACAAATGCAGTGTGTCAGCAACCTCGCAGCACTCCAACACAATCAACTCGGCAAACGTTTCTAACGCCGCTCTTTGTACCGGGCCAATGCTGGCCCAATCATTTAAACGTTCAAGCTCAGGGCGGGCAAGTAGTTCTTTTATTCGATCATTCATGGCTCAATCCCAAAATGGTTACAGATTAGTAGCTTGACGTTACCAGAGTAGCCGGTACTCAACTCGGCGCATTCCATGATGATGAGATCGGCAAACTTCTGCACGTTGATGTAGTCGGCAGTGCATTCCTCCCGCCCGTGACTGTCAACGGTAATGTCGAAGTAGCCTTCCATAAAGGTTCGGATTCGTTCGTTCATTTTGTTACTCCAAAGTGTTCTTTGATTTTCGTTGCTGCTGCAACACAAGCCATATCCCAAGTATGTCCTTGGGTTTGTCTGCTAATACCCTCCTCTATCGGGCATTCGATTGCTACTGCAATTTTGGCGCACTCCTTGACGATGGCTTCAGCAACACGGTTTACCGTGTCTTCCCACCCAAAGATCATGTCATCGTAGTGCAGGAGTTCTTTGCACAGCTTCTGGATGTTCTCGTTCATGTTCCCATCCTTTGTTTGATGTCTGCTGAGTCCAGTGCATTACGCACCTCTTCGTGCGGCGGTTCATACTTCTCATACTTCACACCAAACAAAGCGTTCAACCCAGGCAAGAGTTCTTTAAGTAGTCTATGGCGGGTCATGGGGAGCATATTAAGCAGATTAAAAAGATCAAACCCATGATCTCCTACCCCAACCAATATGGGGGTGCAGCTACCGGGGTTCCATATGCTGCGATCTTTATCGCCTACGCAGTACTCAATATTCCTCCATGCAAACTGCCTTGCAAGCTTATAGAGTTCTTCTAATAAATCATGGCCGTTCCCATAAGGTTCAGTAAGTATCACTCGACTTCGCCCAATGCAGTACACCTGAGTGTGGTCAAAACCTTTTGGTAAGGCCATACCAAACACACCAGTAAGCGGTGCTTTAGACAGCTTCAGCCCCGTGCGCTTACGCCATTGCCTTGATCTCTCAGCGGCGGCGGGGTTCCCAGCAAGGTAGATACTCATTTCTTCAATGCTCCAGCTATAGCAGGCACAACTTTCTCGACGCTGCGCCCAATGACGTAGCCACCCAAGCCAAGCTGCACAATGTCCCAGAGCTTCAACACTTCAGCCTCCGTTATATTAGGCGCAGACCATCCCAACCAGCGGGCAACTATCAGCCCCCCGAATGTCAGCATGAGGATAGGACGCCAGCAAGCAGCAAGCCAATGATCTGACTGTGCTTCTGCCTTGACAATCTCAGCTTGACCAGCGTAGATAGCGAGTGCCATCTGCACCTTGCTGCGCTCCATCTCCCCTGCGTCGGGCCAGATTTTGTCGAGGATAGTCTTGCCTGCGTCTAGCGCAGCGGTAAGGGGGTCGAGGCTCATCTCACTGCCATCCATACACGTTGGTATCTACCGGATGATCCCTTGCGCTTATACCCGGTCGGTGTTGCATACCCGTAGGTTCCCATGTCCGACAGTCGCCGCCACACTTGGTCAGGCCGCAGCTTGCAGCGGCGGGCTAGCTCTTCATACGTACCGGAACCATTAAGCTTCAGTTCCATGTAGATGATGTTGATAAAGCTCTTGACTAAATCTTCTATGCTCTCAGCCGCTGCTTTGCTTGTGCTTGGATCGCCAATGCGAGCGTGTGTCTTAGCGTCGTAACTCATACCCATTCTCCTGTAAGCATTTGTTTTGCCAGACGCGCTGCACGTTTCGGTGTCTGTTGAGCCCAGGTGCTGTCCAGCATCTCCATCACTGCTTCGCTGTACTGACCGTCTTCCACTGAACCCAGCATTCGGTGGAACCTTAACAGCCCATCAATGCCAAGTTGAAACGCCATGTTTATCAGTACCGCCCGACGAGGTTCGTTTAGCTTAGACGCCCACGGAAGCGCCGCCAGTACCTGCGCAGTTTTATCCGTAATATCGTTATTGAGTAGATAATCAACTTCGCTATCGCTAAGACCCCCACCCCGGCGCATATCAATAAGACGCCCAACACCAATAGTGGTGAAGCCAAGAGAATCCGTATACGCATGGCGCACTACTCCCTCATCTCTCTTTAGTTGT